ATCGACTACTTCCTGAAGAATGACCCGGTCGACCAGATCAACACCGAGCACCCCTGGCTCAAGCTGTTGATCGCGGGCAAGAAGGAATACGCCGGCGGTCTGCAGTACGTCACCGAGCAGCTTCGCTTCTCGAACGACAGCAACTTTCAGTCGTATTTCGGCGACTCGCAGGTCACCTACAACCGCAAGCGCACGCTGCAGCAGGCGAAGTACACCTACGGCGCGGTGCACGACGGCTTCGGCTTGAACGAAGACGAACTGGTGCAGAACGGCATCATCGTCACGGACGAGCGCACTTCCGTCCCGAGCGACGCCGAGAAGGTTCAGCTGACGAACCTGCTCGAAGAGAACACCGAAACGCTGAAACTGGGCTTCCAGGAAGGTCTGGACCTGATGCTTCACCGCAACGGTTCCGCTTCGGCGCTCGACATTCCGGGCCTGGATCATCTGATTCAGCTCGACCCGACGACTTCCAGCGTCGTGGGCGGCCTGAACCAGCAGACCTACACCTGGTGGCGGAACAACTACGCGACCGGCGTCGTGGGTACGACCGTCGCGCTGATCGACGCCATGGAAGTGCAGTGGCGCAACTGCACGCGCTACGGCAACAGCCAGCCGGACCAGATCATCTGCGGTGAAGACTTCCTGGACGCTTACCGAAAGGTCGCGGACTTGGTCGTGAACCGTCAAATCTCCGGCGCGAAGGGCCTGGAAAAGGGTGGCGTCACGGTCGACGCGAGCACTTCGAAGTGCTATTTCAAGGGCGTCGAGCTGGTGTGGGATCCGACGTTCGCAGTGCTCGACACTCTGGACGCGCCGGCGACCCCGTGGGCGAAGCGCTGCTACTTCATCAACACGAAGTTCATCAAGCTGCGTCCCATCAAGGGCCACTGGATGATCTCGCGCAAGCCGCCCCGCGTGTATGATCGGTACGTGCACTACTGGGCGATGACCGCGAAGGCGGCGTTGACGACCGGCAAGCGCAACGCGCATGCGGTGATCGCAATCGCCTAACGGCTAACCGTCAGGGCCGGGACTGCAAACCGGCCCACTCACCCCGCTTTCAAGGATTTCAGGAGTATATTCACATGACGATTCTTCTCCCTGGCTCGGCGCAAGGCCCTGGTGCGGTCATCCGCAATTCCAGCACTGCGCAGCAGGCTTTCACGGCCGCGACTCGCGCAGTGGTTGCCGGAACGCTGATCAAAGTCCCCGTCGGGGGTCTCAAGGCCGGCGCGCGTTACCGCGCTCGCTTCAACATCGCGAAAACGGCCGCCGGCACTGCCACCAGCACGGTGGACGTGGCGGTCGGCACCACGGCAACGGGCCTGAACACCGCTCGACTGTCCTTCACCAAGCCGGCGGGTACCGCCGTGGCGGACGAAGGCGTGATCGAGGTCGACGTTCTGATCCGCAGCGTCAGTGCCACCGGCGTCATCGCTGGCGAAATGACCATGGGTCACAACCTGTCGGCAACCGGCCACGCGCAGATCCCATTTGTGGCGGTCAGCGCAGTGTCGGCTGCATTCGACAACAGCGGCGATGGCCTGTACATTGCGGTGTGCTTGACGACCGGCGCGTCCGACGTCATCACGACCGAAGTGGCCGGCGCAACCCTGGAGATCCAGAACGGCGGCTAATCGCCAAGGGGGCGTCGGAAGGCGCCCCCGTTTTCCACCACCGCAACTTACTAAAGGGGTAGGCAATGCGACGTTTTCAAGTCACGATTCAACGTAGCGAGTTATGCTCACTGACCGAACTGGTCGGCGAATGGGAGATTCCGATTCTCCAACTGGTGCACGGCGCCGAAGCCGTCGCGATCGGTAATTTCACCAAGGACGCACAGTCATATCCGGCCCCCGCAGTCGAGTTCGAACGCCTCGAACGGCGCTACCGCGAGAACCCGGCGACCGGTGTTCCGCGTGTTGCGGAAGTCTACGGCCCATCGCCGGGCGGCATTCGCGTTCTGTTTCAGGCGATCAAGGACGCAGCGACCGAGCAGAACGTCCCCGAAGGCATCAGCGGCACTGTGGCGATGAGCGATGAGCTGAACGAAGAGATCCCCGCGCCGACTGGCGAAGTGACCGAGGTCGAGCAGGGCACCCCCGCCTCGCCGAATCCGGTCGTAGCGCCGAAGGCGTCGACAGCCCCGACCAAACCGAAAGCTGCGGTGAAGTCAGCCCCAAAGAAGGAGCTGATTGCGAAGTCTGCGCCGGCCAAGGCCGCCGTGGTGCCGACGCCGAAGCAGCCCACCGACCCCTTGGGCGACGCGCCGGTAGCAATCGAGGAATAGTTTTCTCCGTGTGGTGTGGTCGTCCGTATTGACGGACGTTGCAAGGGGGCGGTTGTAAAACCTGCCCCCTCTTTTTATACTCGGCTCGGGAGCAGCCATGACTATCAACATCAACTGTGATTGCACCGACCCGATTGGCACTGCGTACAGCACGCTGAGTGTGCTGCGTCGGCGCATGATGGTCCGGCTGGGTTTCGCGATCCAAGCCGATACGCCGCCGCCCGGCATGACCGACCTCATCGACGATTTCCTCCAATCGGCGCAGACCCTCCTGTGGGAGAAGCACAAAGAACTGCGCGGTGAGCGCTGGTTCACCTGGAACGTTGCCGAAGGCGACCGACTCTTCGACCTGGACGGGAATACTGAATACCCGGCGTGCGACAAACTCCTCGACCCGCTGAAAATAACCTGGGTCGGCATCGAAGACGCCACCGGCACCGAGGACGGAACCTGGCTCCCGCTGACGAAGGGCATCAACCCGATGGACTACACGATCGGCGCCCAGACCGGCACGCCGGCCATGTACGAAATTCGGCAGTGTATCGAAATTTTCCCGGCGGCGGACCGCGCGATGCGCCTCCGGATCAAGGGCCATTTTGCACAGCTTCCCTTCACGGAAGACACGGACAAAACATCCATCGATAGCGAATTGGTTTTCCTGTGGGCTTTGTCGAATGCCAAGGCTCACTATAACAAGCCGGATGCCACAAATATTCGGTCCGAGGCCAACACACGCCTTGGCGACTTGAAGGCGGGCCGGCACCTGACTGCTCGCTACATCCCTGGCACCGTAGAAACTCCGCCGGCGGTGAAACCCGTGTTCATACCCTTGGTGACGCCGTAATGGCCCAAGCCCCGCTCACCGTCCTGAAAGGCGGCATCAACCGGCTCCGCACCAAGGGCGGCGCGCGAGCGGATCAGTTGTACGATCTGTTAAATGGCTACTTGACCAAACAAGGAACGGTCACCGTGCGCCCCGGTACGCGTCGCACGCACACGTTGGATTCGTTGACGCGCGGGCTGTGCGATTTCAGCGGCGGGTTCCATACTTTCTGTCACCAGATCGTCACCGTACCGAGCGGGTTCACACTGCATGTGCTCGTGAGTCCGGAAAGCGATGACACTGTTGACCCACCGGTGGTCTATACGCTGTCGAAAATTCATTTTGCAAAGCCGTTTCTCGGGTACCTGTACGTAGCTGCCGAGTTCTCGAACGGAAGCATATTTCACTATTGGCTGCAGCAAGGCACGACCTGGGCTGCTTCGACGATCTACAAAATCGGCGACTTGGTACAGCCCACGGTAGTGAACGGCATTGCGTACCAGGCTACGCGCTCGTCGGCCGCGAACCCTGTGTGGACTGCTGGGACACCGCGACAAGTCGGTGATATAGTCGAACCGACGGAGTACAACGGCTACTATTACACCGTCGTTGACACCGCCGGCGCATCGCCGTCGTCGGGAGATACGGAACCTGACTGGCCGGAGGCGGCCGGCGCGCAAATTGTGGAGAATACGGACACGACGCCGAGCCCTGACGCGACTTCCGGTACGAATCCTGCAACGACCCCGGGCTCAGACGTTCTCGATAGGTACGATTACTAATGACTACCGCGATTTGGAGTCCAGGCGAGTTCATCACCCCGGGTGACCTGCGGCAGCCGAGGACCACGGCTCCAGTCGTCCCGCAGGGGCTGACGAACCACGGGTTCGAGACCGGCGACCTTACCGGCTGGACGGTGAGCAACGCCGCGATCACTGTGGTTGCGGGCCCCGCGTTCGAGGGTTCGTATTCTGTACGCCATCCCGACGGCCTATTGGGCACGTACTTCATCGACAATAATAACGTTGTCCCGGTGCTCCCCGGTCAAGTCATCAAACTAGGTTGCCGATACCGTCGCGAAACGGATGTACACGGGCGACAATCGATGGCCATCGAGATCCGGTGGTTCGACTCCGGCATGGTGCTCATTCCCGGTTACGAGACGATCTATGAGCAGGCCGGCGGCGCCGTCAACGTCTGGTATGACCCGTCGGTGACTGGCACTGCGCCGCCTGGCGCGGCATTCGCGCAGTGCCGCGTGCGCTCGTTCCAGACCGGCACGGGCGGCACGCACCACCAATATTTCGACGACTTCCAGTGGGACTATATCCAACCTCAGCCGGCGACCGGCTTGGTGTACAAGGCAGTTCAAGCGAGCGGCGGATATACCGGATCGGTCGAGCCAACGTGGCCCATCGTTCTCGGCCAGACGGTGGTCGACAACGAGGTCACATGGGAAGCCGTCATCGCGGCAAGCGTCACTTGGCAGGCAACCCCAATCATGGTCTCCGGTACGGTCCAACCTACATTTCCGACAGCGGTAGGCGCTACGGTGCTGGACAACACGGTTGTCTGGCGCGCGGTCAGTCGTCGCGTCGAAGATGAGCGCTGCCCGAACTCAAAAGTGGTCGTGCTCGGTGCGTCCAAGGTGTTTGCTGCCGACGGCGACATATTCAAGTATTCCGCGACGATCAACCCCCTGGATTGGTCGACGACCGACGATGCCGGCTACCTACCGACAGGGCTGCAGCAGTATGGATCGCAGCCGATTGCGGGAGCCGGGATGTACCGATCAAACCTCGCCGTGTTCACCGCGGAAGGTTTTCAGCTGTGGCAAATCGATCCAGATCCGCAGCAGATGGCATTTCTCGATTCGGTACCGATCAGCTCGACTGAATATCGGTCCATCATGCCGGTCGCAAACGACCTTCTGCTCGTCAACCCAGTCGGGATTCGCAACCTGACGATTGCTGCGGCCGCATCGAATCTGCAGGCCGATGGCGTCGGAGAGGGGGTAGATCCCCTAGTGACGGCCAAGCTGCAGGACGACATCGAAGCGATCGGTTTGTTTTGGCCGGCGGCCGGACAGTATTGGGCTTTCTTCGGGGCCGAAGCGTTCGTCTTGACGATCAACGAGGCCAAGAAGAAATCCTGGAGCAGGTACGTGTTCCCCTCGGCTATCGATGACTGGACTTTGCAGGGCAACGACTTGTATCTGCGCTCGGGCGTGAAGGTCTGGAAAGTCGATCCGACAGCGCTGCAAGACGATGTCGACGCGGTCGAGGTGCCCTTC